ATGAAAAAAACTATCGCTTTTATCTTAGTTGGTATGTTATTTTTTCTATATGGTTGTGATTTGACTCGCAACCAAAACATCCCAATCGAAGTTGGATATACAGTTGGTGGTGGAAATGCACTAGACTATCCTGGTTTTCTAGCATTTAATATAAACAATTCAGTCGGTAACTCAGATGATCCAGTGAATATATTATTTGAATATGGTCACGATTACGATTTTGAACAGTATAGTAGTTTCGATTTGATACATACTATTGTAGTTTATGTATCTAGTTCTACAGTTAATCATAACCGAGATGATGAAGCATACACTATGCTTTATGATAGTAAACTAGATGACTTTATGACAGAGGATTATAGGTGTATTGTTAACTGGTCAGATATGTTTTCTAAGGTTGTTTTCAATAAATCATTTGAGTTATCAATCGCACCAGATGATGTACCCTATGAGAAAGGCATGTTGTATTTTGTCATGTATAAAGGAGATTTTGAGCCAGGTCAAGAATCCATATTGCCTAGAGTATATCGAGTTATATATTTCATAAATATAGACGGAGTGTTAACTTTTACAAAAGATAATCCATTTTAAATATTAGGGAGTCAATATGAAGAAATCATCAACAATTGTTATTTTTGCTTTGTCCATTGTCTATACATTATTGCTAGAACTTCTTTATTATTTAAGTCAATTTGAAAACGTTATAGACTTTAGATATTATATGGCATTTTTTTCGGTATTTCCCTTTATATTCATAATTGTTTCAGTAGTAATTGATGTTTTTGATAAAAATAACAAAAATTCATTAGCTAGCATTTATCTTCCTTTAGTGTTAATCTTTTATTATCTTCTTTTAGGCACATTAGATTTTTTCTATTTTTTTTCTAGTGAGTTTTTAATGTTCATAATTTTTATTGTTATTCCAAATATCATTATGATACTGGTTATAATTTTACAATTGAAGATTAAACAGATAAAATATATGAGATTTTTCATTGTTTTCAAGTATATTGTATGTATTTCATATGGATTTTATTGGTACATTATAATTGATGCTTTACCAAGAGTGTAAAAATAAGTAGAATAACTTTTGAATTGTAATTTCAGTCAAAACAGATAAAATTAAACAAAAACTAGAATTGAAATTATTCTAGTTTTTTGATTTTGTTATATTAAATTACTAATTATTTATAGATCATAATTGCAATATAAATTAAAGAAATGTCAAATCAAAAGGGCATGCTTTTTTGACTATTATAAGAAAATTTATTGTAAAAACTATAGGTGTCAAAACAGGTGTCAATACAATAATATCGCTGTTAAAACCGCTATATATAGCCGTTCTAATTTATTAAGCCACCTGCTTGACGTGCAGGGGGTCGGGGGTTCAAACCCCTCTGGCTCCACCATATAAGAAGCATAGGTTTGATACAACAGTATCAGGCCTTTTTTTCATGCAGAAAGGGCGGTTTCTCCCTATATTCCAAATTCCATTAGTCCTGTAGAGGTTTAATGTAGAACTTTTGCAAGGCTTTTTTGCAAATGATGATCAACCTTTTAACGATTATCTAACCATTTACACGATTACTGTACAATTTACACGATTACCTAACAATTTAACGATTACAGAATAAAGATTGCTTTTACTTTTACTTAAAAAAGTTCTCATACTCTAGCAAAAGTATAATTTATTCTACCTTTATAGAGATTGGAATCTCCTTTTTTTGAATGATAAAAGTATCGATCTTCTAAAACAAATCCACCCATAGAGGATAGGTTTAGTTTTTTAAGAGAATTACTATTCAATAATTTGAAGATGTTTAAAAATCGAGAGGAGTTTCGTAATGAACCGTTCGAAGCCTGGATTAAACGAACCCTTCTATAAGTGGCTGGATGATATTCGAAGGGCGATGAGAAAAGAAAAAGAACTTCAAAAGAAATTTAAGTTCTATAATGTCAAATTGAATTCATGCAGAAGGGCATCATTTGATAGAATACGCTTTGGTAGTGTAACTTCGGAAGAAGATGAACTATTGTTTTGGATTGATAAGATAACTATTACTGAATCATTTTTTTTTGCATATCGTGGTCAAATTCAGTATGCACAAAAATTCATGGCAATTATATCATCTCAACAACAGATTGTTTTTTCAAAGATTGTTGGAACGAAAATCAGTCTTTATTGTTTCTTCTGAACTTAGTATTACCAGAAATCGGGGTTATCAAATAATTAATGAGATTGTCACTCTTTAAGAAAATATATGAACATTTCATTATTATGAAATTAATCGGGATCACAACATTTAGGATTAATCTTTACTTGAAGAAGAGTATGATTATTTACTTTCAAAAATTTCAATTGTATGCTAAAATGATACCCAAAGAGTTCAAAAAAACATGACATTTATAATAAAGTGCATTTATGAGAGAAAATTTGAATTGGTGAAGAATTTGTGTCAAAGAAATAGGAGTAAATATTGTTAATTTATTCCGTTTAAAAATGACGCTTACCTTATTTTTTTGACAAAAACATTAATGCTCAATTTTTGGCAGAGGCTATACAATATTGAGGTAGTTAAAAAATATGATGAAAAAAACACGCGAACAAATATCTAAAAATATGCGATCTGTTAAAAATAAGGACTCGAAAATAGAAATATTATTGCGTAAAGAATTATGGAATCGTCACTTGACATACAGGAAAAATGACAATAGTATTGTTGGTAAACCTGACATAGTTTATAAAGGATTAAAATTGGCTATATTTTGTGATGGTGAGTTCTGGCATGGATACCAATGGGAGGCAAAAGGAAAAGAAGAGCATAAAAGCAATGAAGAATTTTGGCAAAAAAAGATTGAACGAAATATGCAACGCGATAAAGAGGTTACCTCATTACTTGAAAGCCTGGGGTGGACAGTCTTACGGTTTTGGGGTAAAGAAATTAAAAAAAATGTTTCAGGATGTGCTGATATCATACAAAACAAGATAGAGGAGCTTAAAAATGGAAAACAAAAAGTACAAAATAATTGACTTGTTCGCAGGTATAGGGGGTATTCGTCGTGGGTATGAACTCACTGGAAGTTTTGAGAATGTCTTATCTGCAGAAATAGACAAGTATGCTTGTTTGACATACGAACATCTTTTTGGTGAAAACCCATACAATGATGTGACAACAGAGGAATTTAAGAGCAAGGTCAGTCAAACGCAGTATGATATATTGCTTGCAGGCTTTCCATGTCAGGCATTCAGTCGAGCTGGAAGACAGGAGGGTTTTAAAGATAAAACGCGTGGAACATTGTTCTTTGATATAGCAGACATCATAGATAGAACACGTCCAAAAGCATTTATGCTGGAAAATGTTGACAGCCTTCTTAGTCATGAAAAGGGCGCAACATTCAGAACAATACTAGAAGTTTTAGTAAATGATTTAAATTATAAAGTCTTAGGAGTAGAAAAAAACATATTAGGGGACTTGATTTATGACACGAAGGTCTTTATGAGGAATACAAGATACTTCGGTCTACCGCAAAACCGTCCAAGGGTTTACATAATGGGCTTTGATATGAAGCGGTATGCAAACTTCGAGAGATTCTTAAACGAAAAAAAACTCCCGATAGGCAGGAGCAAAGCTTCAATATACAAAGATTTGAACGACCTATTGGAATTTAACGCTGATATTGAATACTACATCGCAAGTGGCTACATGACTACTTTGGAAAAGCACAGAGCGCGTCACGAGGGCAAGGGCAACGGTTTTGGATACATGATTGTAAACTCACTGGATGTCAAGAATCCTTACTCAAATACTATCCTTGCAACTGGCGGCTCAGGAAAAGAAAGAAACCTTGTTTATGATCCTAAGGAAGGCGTCGCAGGTCAAATCGTAAAAGGTAAGCAAACTCCGATTAATGATAAAGGTATCCGTCACATGACTCCCAGAGAATGGGGCAAGCTGCAGGGGTTTATAAATTACGGCTTTATCCATGAGGGTAAGGATAATTTCAGTTTTCCACCAGGAATTTCTAAGGCGCAACAATACAAACAATTCGGCAACTCGGTATCGATTACGGTTGTCGAGGAAATGTCCTTACTAATGAAGGAAATTTTGGCGGTTTTAGATGGGGAATAAATTCAAATTTATTGATTTTTTTTCAGGCATCGGCGGATTCCATTACGGCCTTTCGCAGATAGGCGGCGAGTGCGTAATGGCAAGCGATACTAATATTGTGACGACCGAGACATATAAATTAAATTATGGCATGGTTCCGCATGGAGATATAAACGATATTAAGTCAGAAGATATCCCTGACTTTGATATTCTCTGCGGTGGTTTTCCGTGCCAAGCATTCAGCGTGATTGGCCCACAGGGTGGATTTTCAGATCCTCGCGGAATTTTGATTTTTCAAGTTTTCCGAATTCTTAGGGATAAGCAACCTAAGGCATTCATTTTAGAAAATGTAAGGGGCTTGATTTCGCACGACGGCGGTAAAACATATGAGTTCATTGTAGCTGAACTCAACAAGTGTGGTTACAACGTATCATGCAAGATACTTGAAGCCAAGAATTATGGACTGCCGCAAATAAGAAAAAGACTTTTTTTTGTAGGCATTAGAAAAGATTTTGAGGTACAGTTTGAGTTTCCCCAACCCATCGCATGTGATATATTACTCGGCGATATTCTTAAGGGAAAGACAAACCGGGATTATGCATTTACGATCAGAATCGGTGGTCGTAATTCCGGTATCAACAACAAGTACAATTGGGACAGTTACTATGTAGATGGAAAGGTGCACGCAATAACACCAAAAGAATGCTTGCAAGTACAAGGGTTTCCTGAAGACTTCAAACTTGCTGGGAATCTTGATGAAAAATATAAACAGGTCGGCAACAGCGTGCCGACCACGATAATTCGAGAGATAGGAAAAGAAATATTAAAGACAGGAATTTTCAATTGCTGAAGCGTATGCCATCAGCAATTTTTTTGTATATAACAAGCTTTATTTTTTCCTCATATCCAATAGGAACAAAGTATCCGATTTTTACCTCAGAACCGATGATGTTGGCGTATACTTCTTTGCGATCAGGGAATATGTGCTGTAGCAAGTCTATGTAACGTTTGGCTTGTTCAATTGCACCTTGGTCGATTGCGTCTTTTTTTACCTCGATAAACAACATTGTGGATTCATCACCGGTTTGCAGCACAATATCCATTTCATCTTGTAAATGAGGAGAGAGAACAACTTCCATCATCGAGTTTGCAAGCAAAGAATCAAAGCTTATTCCACTATTTATCTTTTTGAAGTCAGAGATGATTTGTTTTGAAAGAGCAGAATCTCGACCACAAAAAGCGTTTAATAAATATGCATATAAATATGCCTCATCCTTGACTGTGTTATTATTAAAAAACTTGTCGTCAGCAAGATAAGCTTCGCTAAACTTCATAATTGAAGTATTGTTTTTGTAGTTGTCGAGAGCGATCTGAGAGGGAATATTTAAAGGATAACTTTGGTGGCACTCATTGCGGAGCAACTTGAGAATTTCGACAGTACTTTTTATAGTGAATGAGGATATGGACTTCTTTCTTGCTGCGCCGATATTCATTACAGCGGGATGACGATACCCCCAAACTAACTTATTCTCATATTTTTCTATGAGCTTAAAGTTATCGGAAATTGTATATACTTTTGCAGTAATACGCTTGAATAAGAAACGCATCGGACAATCGTTTTCGAGGTTTTTGCCTACTTTTATCGGCAGTGTCTTGCTGTTTGCCTCGTAGTAAATAATAGGATTATTTTTATCATCGCAATATATTTGAAATGGGCCATGGATTTCTTTACCGCCAGTAACGTTCTCATCTTTCATTCTATAGATGAAAATGAGATCGTTTTTTCCAATATTATAAAGACTAGCCATCGATCTTATAAAAGACTTAGTATAAAGTCCGCCTCCAGTAGGAAAACCATATACACCATTGTTAAGCGTTGCGTCAAATACCGCTGAGTTGCATATACAAATATGCGATTGGCAACCAGTTCTATTAACGTATTCTATTACCTCATCTATATTATTATACATATTTATTTTTTCGCTCTGATATGGAGCGCGCCCCTATATTTGCCGCTTGAATATCGAACCCAAATTTTTATACTTTCTGCACCTACTCGATCATAAATATGCACATCATAGTTTTTTGGCATACCCTTTGTAGCTCTAACACTGAATACCAGTTTCTCCCACATTGAATTGAGCGCGGTAATTTTATCATATCTTTGCCATGTAGAGTCAAGAAACGGGTTTAAGTATTCCAATATATATTCAGCGGGAAAAGGTGATAGTCCACTACCTGTTCCGCTGAACAAAAAGTAGTTTAGTATGGGACGCATATAATCTAGCGAACAAGCAAATGGGGAGTTGGGATTGATATTCCCAACGTCCTCACTAATAGTTCCACTATTGCGTAAAGTCCAATATGTATCAATCATATTATCGAGGGATAGAATACTTGATTTTGCATGTGTGCATGCAGTCTCAAAACCTGGACGAGTTGTATGATTTACTAATGCGGGCGGTGCATCTGAGAGTGATTTTAGTGAATACCCCTTGTTATTTATGTAAACATCACTTTTATAATTTGCTGGAGCTTTAACAATTCCAACAATATTACAAAATTTTACGATATCAACATCGCATTTTTTAATTATTGAAAGGTCAGTTCCTTCCGGAAAAGAAGCATAAATCACTTCTCCAAACCCAAGCTGATTAATAGGCTCATTTAAAAAAGATGGAATTATACCGTTATCACGCATCTCGATTAACCTAAGCTTGATGAGTAATTCTCCTCGTTCGCCTTTGTTCATTTTTCCTCCAGTTGATGTATTTTATCAACGATTGTTCCTATTTCTCTTTCGGAATAAAGAAAGTAATTTCCACATACTTTACTTCCTCTAAAATCTATCGGTATTTCGTAGCAAGTATAATCAAAAGCTTTCTTAGCACGAAATTCTTTGACCGCTCTTGCATGCTCTGCAGCTTTAGTTTTTGTAAACAAGTTCAACCCAATGAAAACTCCGTTTGGTTTTTGAATGAGTAAGTCGATTCCATATTCTATATCCAAAATCACGTTATAAAAAACAGAAGAGAAACAATTTCTTTCTTTTAAATATAAACCAAAATGCAAATCTCTTATAAGCGAAGGGTAAGTTCGATATACTCTCGCTCGAACTCCAATTTTTTCTTCCATAGTGAGATTGAGATTTGTCAAATATTCTTTGTTTTCGGAAACATAAAATTGCAAATAATCATCTTGGCTAGGAATTGAGTTCTTTGTTATGATATAGTTGTAAAAGGCTATAACAAACATCGGTAATTTTATTTGCCACTCGATTTTTTCATTTCTTACTTGCTCGAACTTCATGCTAAAATTGCATATCTGCTTCTCTATGGCAGTTGAAGTAAGAGTAATTTCGTCAAAAAGATTTATCATATTATTGATCACAATCTTCACCCTACTTAATTATATCAAACAAAAACAACTATTACGATAGTAAAATGTTATTTGATGGCAAAAAAGTGAACATTATGTATGATTCTTTGCTATATGAGGAAGGCATAACGTTCTTTTAGTATCGATTTTACTTACCTAAAAGTAGAATGGCTCAATTTAAAGAATTATTTGAATATATAAATGCCTTCAGAAATCCTGTGGGAAATCGAAATTCCGATAATTACTGTGAACGGTGACGCCAAGTGTATGCCAATACGCTGTCAACATGCGTTCGAGTAGTTGCCAAGTAGTCGGCAATTCTTTTAGGAATACTTAGATTCATGTTGAATTTTGAAGGAACAGCAATTCTAACAGCTGCAGGTTTCATAATCTGGTTAATTGGGCAGATAAAAAATTAAAAATATCTCTATACATTAAAATTTTAGCGACCCAGCTCTTAATTGAGTTGAGTCGTTTTTTTTAATTTATCCCATCAACCTTTTAACGATTTCGTCTAGTTATCGTAAATAAAATATAGATTAATGAATAATCAACTGTTATAATAATTACGAAGAACATAAAATACTTGAAGATGGTAAATATATTTATGAGCTGTTAAACATTTCTGATGCTGGATTGGAAACGAAAATTAGAAATATTAGGTAAAAAAGTCTTCCTAAACTTATATGAGGTGTATTAATTTGGGTAATAAGCCTAACACTTTTTTAGATTATCTTGAAAATAATATATTTTATGATAAGATATATGATTCTATTTTTTCATGGTGCAAAAATCACAAAAAACTATTGGAAGATAGAGTAGATGGCTATAATGTTAGTTATATTTCTGAAATTGAAGACCTTGATCTGGATTATCAAAATGTATTTATTGACAGCAAAGAAGGTACAAAAATTGAATTTGATATTACTATCGAAGTTACAGTAAACGTAGAAGGAGTTGCTGGCAAATACCAGGATAGGGATTCATACAGCGCTCGTCTATGGGTTATGGTTAGTTGTTCAGGCTCTTTAGGTAAAAAACTTAAAGATTTTTATATTATCGGAGTAGACGAATATATCAAAACAAAGCCAATAAAACCACTTTCTGGAGACTTTTATCCATATATCAAAAGAATTGATTATGATGAATATGCTAATGCAATATTAGAAAAGTATTACTTTAAATACCATCCAGAATCAAAAACAAATCCAGTACCAATTAATGTGGATGAACTTGCTGCTAAAATGGGATTAACAATTCAAAACACTTCTATATCTAAAGATAGAAGTATATTTGGACAGATTTTCTTTGCAGATGTAGAAGTCGAGTTTTATAATTCTGAAAAATCAGTACTTGAAAAAAGAAAAATTAGCAAAAATACTATACTAGTTGATACTGAGGCAGCATATTTACGTTCATTTGGATCTCGCAACATGACAATTGCACATGAGTGTGTACATTCCTATTATCACAGAAAAGCATTTTTATTCGCACGTATGCTAAAGCTAAAAGGGGATCTTCATTATATTGAATGTCAGGTAAATGGAGTAATGAAGAATGGTGATACAAACTCAACTGCCGAATGGATGGAAATACAAGCAAACGGTCTTGCACCATACATACTTATGCCAAAAGAATCATTTGAAGCATATGCAAAAAAGTTATTCGAATTTTATAGTAAATCAAGCGGTTTAGTGACCTATACAATAAGAGAAATCATTGATAAACTTGCAGGCACCTATGAGGTTACTACATACGCTGCAAGAAAAAGACTTATTGATTTAGGCTTTGAACTTGCAATAGGAGCTTATAATTGGGTTGATGGTCATTACGTAAAATCATATACATTCAAAAAGGGATTCCTCGAAAGTAATGAAACATTTACTGTAAGCTACAAGGACGTTTATAAAAAAATTTTTACAAATCAAACCATATTAATGGCAGTTTACAATAATCAGTATGTCTTTGTAGATAATCACCTTTGTATAAATGATCCTAAATATATTGAAAAAAATCAAAATGGTGAATTAATATTATCTGATTATGCATTGTATCATATGGACGAATGTTGCGTTAAATTTAGATATAATACGATTAAAGGTTTTAATTCAGGGTCTAGTTTAGGACTCATGTGTTATCTCAGTAGAGATTTGAGTAAAGAAATTGAATTTGATTTGGAGATAATAAATAATCCTGCTATTGTTCATGATTCTAAATTTATAGAAAGATACAGTATTCACTCGGAAAATGTTGCTGAAGTAGTAAAAGAGATCACTTTTATGTCTTTTGGAAAAATCATAAAATATTTGATGAAATATCTAAAAATAAAATTATGTGATTTGGAAGTTGATGCAGACCTTGAAGAAAAGACAATACGAAGATATACTAGTGGTGAAAATAAAAAACCTGATAAGAGAAGCGCTATTGCAATACTAAGGGCATTAAATCTTCCACCAGCCATATCGTCTTTAGCTTTGAAACAAGCTGGCATTGCATTTGTAAATGGAAATGACGAAGACGATGCTTTGTTATGTGTGCTGATGACTTTAAGAAATGGTAGCGCAAAAGATGCCAATGATTTTATGATATCGATTCAACAAGGACTACTTACAAAAAATAAAAAATAAAAAATGGACAACCCCTGTCCAGAAAAAATGAGAAAATATATGCGAAAATAGATTTAGAGGACTTTGTTCCTCTTTTTTTTATGCTTTATTGCAAGAAATAGTGAAAAAATAGAACGTTTTTGACGGACAATACCTGTCCACACGACACGAAATTTATGTGTTATACTCATTTTGAATTAAGGAATAGCTATCTTAATTCGTACTTCACAGCCCTTGCTAAGCTGGTCACAATGAAGTACAAAATCACAATTTAATAATGCAGTTCGATCTATTGTGAAGAGAGGTCTGTAATTTGAAATGGAGCTTAACCGCCCTTCTTTTTGCTGACGCCTACGAACTGCCCACACTGCAAGAAAAGAGTATCTCCATTTTTCAAAAACAAATCTGAATTGGAGGTATTTTTTTTATGAAATTAACAAAGTCTGAAAAGAATCAAAACCCAAGACATTATTGCTATGGCTGTCCGAAAGAGTTGCTTAATGATCCTAATCAACCCTTAAAACACTATGTTGCTTTCAGAGATAAAGATGGTGATGTTAGGTATGAACCCTGTACTGAAGAGTATTTTCATAAACACAGAAATGAAGAGCGTAACGAAATACGCAGAAAAGACACGGAATCAAGATGCATGATTCCATCAAAAAAATTCGGACTTGTTAAGTGTCGAGCTGATTGCAACCAGTGTTCCAAAGTCAGAGATGGCTTTTCTATATCTATGGATTATATGCGCGAGAATTACGAGTTTGAGTTTGCTGATAGATCCTATGAAGAAGAACGCGAGAAAAGAGCTGAACAAACCCAAAGTGATTTTATTTGGAAGCTTGTGCGTGAGTTTAACGAAACTGATCAACTTATCCTTAAGTACTTCAACGATGGAAAAACAGATGCTGAAATTGCTGAAGAAATGAAGAAATCAAGAAGTAGAATCCAAGAACGCAGAATTCAGCTTGTGCAGCTCTTGAAAGAAAAATTAAAAAAATACAACGAATAACCGGCAAACGATAGGATACCTTGCCATTTAACTAGTGAAGAGGAAAAGCGACCTTTTCAAAACCAAAAGGAGGTTTAGAAATGCAAAAAGAAAAAACAGCCAATAAACCCTATCTCACCGATAAGGATTTAGTTGAAACGCTACTACTGATTAGCGAAACGACTAAAACATTGGCACTCGAAGTGATGTTGCTTCCAGTCGAGGCAGATAGTAATGGAGGTAAAGACGATGTCAAGAAGTCCAACGATTCACAGTAGTTAAAAAATAGAAAGAAAAATTAAACAAGGAGAAGAATAACCATGAATGAAAACAAAGATATGTTAATGGATTGGAACGACTCGATTGAAACCGATGGACAGGAGTATGTCTTATTTCCAGAGGGTGATTACAACTTTACTGTAACACATTTTGAACGCGGAAGATTTAATGGTAGTGCAAAAGTTCCAGCATGTAATAAAGCAACAATTCATGTTCAAGTAGACACAAAAGAAGGGATCGCTAATGTGAAGTTTGATTTGATTTTATATCGTACACTAGAGTGGCGCATTTCTGCATTCTTTAGATGTATCGGGCAGAAGAAACATGGTGAGAAGCTCACGATGGATTGGAGTAAAGTGATTGGTTCAAAAGGTAGGGCACATTTCAAACAACGCACCTATATTAATCAAAACGGTGAAGAGAAATTCATCAACGATATTGAACGCTTCATAGATTATAACGAAGAACACATTGTTCCAGATGATCTTCCATATTAAGGAGGGTTATAATGGACATCATTTTAGAAGCTTTAAAACAAATCGATGTTTCAAAAACAACGTATCAGGAATGGTTACATGTAGGTTTAGCTTTACATGGAGAGGGTTATGAATGTTCAGTATGGGACGAGTGGAGTAAGAATGATACTCGTTATAAAGATGGTGAATGCGATAGAAAATGGAGGAGCTTTAGCGGCTCCTCTCATCCCGTATCCGGTGGAACAATCGTAAAACTAGCTAAAGATGCTGGTTGGATACCTCCCACAAGAATAAACGATGGCTTGATGGAATGGGACGATATCATCGAATATGATGGTGATGGCACGATCTATGATCCAAAGGTTGATAAGAAATCTAACGAACAGTTAATCACTTATCTTGAAACCCTATTTAAAGATAACGAATACGTTGGTTATGTGACAAACGATGTATGGCAGAATAGTGAAAGCAAATGGATGCCAGGAAAAGGACAGTTTGATCGAACAGCAAAAGAATTAATTACATTACTACAAAAACATCCAGATGACATAGGTGCAGTCTTAGGTGATTGGAAAGATGAATGTGGAGCTTGGATTCGGTTCAATCCAGTAGATAGTAGTGGTGTTAAAAATGAAAATATTACAAGGTTCACCTATGCTCTAGTAGAATCTGACGATATGCCAATTCCTGAACAAGACGCTTTGTATCGTAAGTTTGAACTTCCTATTGCATGTTTAGTTCATAGTGGTAGTAGAAGCCTACACGCAATCGTTAAGGTAGATGCAAGAGATGCAGATGAATACCGTAAACGTGTGGACTATTTATATGATTTCCTAGACAAGAATGGACTTAAGGTAGATAAAGCAAATCGAAATCCATCAAGGTTATCAAGAATACCTGGAGTGACTAGGAAAGGCATCGTACAAACTTTGGTTGACACCAATATCGGAAGACGAAACTGGAATGAATGGTTAGATTTTGCAGAAGGAATCATGGACGAATTACCTGCACTTACTTATTTGGATGAAGCATTATTAAACCCACCAAAACTACCACTTGAACTTATTGAAGGCATCGTTAGAGTTGGTCATAAAATGCTTATTTCAGGATCTTCAAAAGCGGGGAAAAGTTTCTTGCTAATGGAACTATCTATAGCATTATCAGAAGGCATGAAATGGCTAGGTTTTCAATGCAAAAAATCAAAGGTACTCTATGTGAATTTAGAAATTGATGCAGCAAGTTGCATTAATCGTTTTGCTGAAATCTACAAAGCACTAAAATTTAAACCAAAATACAGTCATGACATTGTTCTATGGAATCTGCGTGGTCGAGCAATGCCTCTAGATAAGCTTGTACCGAAGTTAATTCGTAAAGTAGTAAATCAAGGCTATGATGCCATCATCATCGATCCAATTTATAAAGTGATTACAGGTGATGAAAACAACGCGTCTGAAATGGGTGCATTCTGTAATCAGTTCGATAAGATTTGTAATGAAACAGGATGCGCGGCTATTTATTGTCACCATCATTCCAAAGGCTCACAAGGATTCAAAAAAGCAATGGATAGAGCATCTGGATCAGGCGTTTTTGCACGCGATCCTGATGCACAACTCGATATGATTCAGCTTGAAACAAGTGAAGAATTCATGGCGCTTAATGCAGATGTAATGACATCAACTGCGTGGCGATTAGAGAGTAGTCTTCGTGAGTTTCGTAACTTCAAGCCAGTCAACTTTTGGTTTGAATACCCAATACATCGAATTGATGATAAAGGCATACTCGCTAAACACTATGCAAATGGAGATCCTAAAGCAAACTTAGAGAAAAGTGGTAAAAGAAAACAAACGCCTGAATCTCGAAAACAAGAATTTGATGCAGCATTTGACATTAGTAAGCAAAATGATGGAACATGCTTGTTATCGGTACTCGCAGAATATTTAGGAGTTACAGATCGTACAATCCGAAAAAGAATTACAGAATTTAGTAATGAATACGATATTTCGAACAGTGTCATATCACGAAAAAAAGTGAGTGAATAAAGGAAATTTAGAAGCTTCACTCATGAATTATGCAATTTTGGAAGAAAGGGAAAAAACTCCTATATTCAACATTGAATAAAATCGTGAATATAGGGCTTATATATAGTTGATTCATTCAACCGCTGACGCATCGTTTGTAGGATAGGGCTTTAAGCCATGCCCTATCCCAAACAAATGCATCATCGTCAGCACTCGCCTTTCTGCACTAAAAAAATCGAAAAAGGAGAAAGCAATGAAAATATTCCTGCTACTAGATCCACCAACAATTACCGCACAAGAGAACAAGGTTGCTCTTGTTAATCATAAACCGATATTTTATAAACCAGAAAAATTGAAACAGGCAAGAAGAACACTCATTACTCATTTGAAACCTTTTAGGCCAGAAAAACCAATGGAGGGTCCACTAGAGTTAAATGTCATATGGAGATTTCCTAAAGGTAAAAGACATAGCCATTATGAGTGGAGAGTTACAAAGCCTGATACAGATAACTTAGAAAAAATGTTAAAAGATTGTATGACGGAAGTTGGCTTTTGGATAGATGATGCGCAAGTAGTCGTAGAGCATGTTGAAAAGTTGTGGTCTGATGAACCGACAGGTATTTCAATTGAAATAAAATTATTAAGTAAAATCAAGGAGGAATAGAGATGAATGTAAAAGACTATCTAAGTAGATATCATTACACAGAACTTAAGATTCAAAGCATGCAAGAAGAAGTCTATGAATACAACCGTCTAGCAAACTCAATTCCTGGTTGTAATTTTGATGCGATTCGTGTTGATGGTACTAAGAGTTTAGATGCACCCTTTACTAAGTGGATACATAAAGCTATGGAAAAAGAACTATTGATTGAAGACATGAAAAGAAAACTTCCAATCATTAAATGTGAAATCATATCTGTTATTGATGAGCTCGAAGATACTGAACTCAAAAGGTTACTCATCTACCGCTACATTGATTGGTTAAGTTGGAGTGATATTGCAGCAAAGATGTATGTTTCTTTATCGACACTAAAAAGATGGCATAAAAACGCTATAAGTTTATTGAAAATTTAGAAGAACATTGTATAATATAATAAAACACATTGTTGCTATTGGAGGTGCATTTTAATGGCAGTAATTCAACCAACGTTTGAGATTAGTGATTTAGCAGCTGCTGGGCTTGCTGTTGGCAAGTACGTTAGAACTGGTGGCGTCATTAGGAATGCTAGTAGTGGTCAGATTATAGAGCATTTAAAAGATACTTTTGGCAATGATAAAGTTAGTTCAAGTTCGGCTATTTTAGAGTCTGTAGACGTTGCTAGTGTTGCTAAATCATCAACAAGAGTTGCGGTTAAAGAAATCACATCCGTATCATTAGCTAGAAAATTTGCTGTTGGAACTTTAATCGTTGTCGGTGTTGCAGCAATTGGGTATGGATCGTATAGACTATTTACATATTTAAAAAAACGTACAGAGGATAATAAACAAATTGAAGTAATAAATGAAAACAATGATGTGATTGAATATAATCCTGAGTTGACTGAGTACTTTAACAACATGCAAACTCAAAGTATGACATTGGATTCTATCAAGGATGTTGCCAAGTTTTTCGAAACCTATAGTAACGGTGATATAGAAATTGAGATAACTGATGAAGAAATGAGAGTTATGAGAAATCTTATTGTGAGATACACGATCAAACTGTGTGAATCAAACAAGATTAGTCTTGAAAGTAGACAACTAGATACTGAGACCAACATAATAGATGCCAATGATTTACTAGAAGAAATATTATATGCAACCAAAGTCCAAGAAGAAATTTTTGCTCTTGCGTAAATTGAACCACAATGGACCGTCGTGAACCGTTGTGAATCTGTCAAGGGTGTGATAAGATTATAATGTACAAAGGTGTAGCCGCAGAGCAACACATTAAAATTATGGAATACTGGCTTTAGAAACCAGCCTAGAAATAATGAGAATTCAGAAATGGATTCTTTTTTATTTTTGCAGAGATACTTGTAGTATTCCAACTGGTGAGTTATTACAGTTTTTTATCTACAGTTGGAGTGATTAAATGAAAGGAAAAATGCTAGACCTATTCGAAAAATGGGAGACGTCAGGACATCTTGATGAAAAGCTCAAGTCGATATCTGAGATGGTATCCAAAAGAGCAACCCAAAGACAGGTCGCTGAATATCTAGGTATCACAGAAAAAACGATTATCAAATTAAAAAAAGTTCATCCAAAACTGAATAATGCCTTTCAGTATGGTGATGAGGAGTTAAAACACAAGCTTCTCGATGCGGTGTATCGAAGAGCAATTGGATTTGAATATGAAGAAACACAAACAGTGATTGAAGAGACGAAGATTGGAACTAAGAAACGTATTACTAAGTTCAAGAAACAGTCGCTACCAGACATCGCAGCTATTAAATACCTACTCATCACGAAGTTTGGTCTTGAGTATAACGAAAAGAAAGCAGAAATTGAACTTATGGCCAAACGAATAGAAAATGGTGAGGAGGTTTGGGTAAATGAATATCGTGATGAAGAAAGTAACAGAACTCCAAGAGTACGAAAACAATCCAAGAAATAATGAGTCTGCTATTGATGCGGTTGCTAATAGTATCAAAGAGTTTGGATTTAAAGTTCCGATTGTCATTACAAGTGACAATGTAATTATCGCCGGCCACACTAGGGTCAAAGCGAGCCTTAAATTGGGTCTAGCCACTGTTCCTTGCATTGTTGCTGATGACCTCACAGAAGGGCAAATAAAGGCCTTTCGTTTGGCAGATAACAAGACTGCAGAACTTGCGACTTGGGATTTCAGTAAACTTGAAGAAGAACTTTTAAATATTGATATGGATATGCTTCAGTTTGGATTTGAGGATTTACATTCAGATGTTCCAGATAATGCCAGTGACGATGACTTTGATCCTGATTCTGAATTAACTGAAACGCCATATACAAAACTTGGAGATGTTTATTTATTGGGTGATCACCGAGTCATGTGTGGTGATTCAACGTTAAAAGAAGATGTGCACGTATTACTTGATGGAAAGAAAATAGATATGATCTTTACAGATCCACCTTATAATGTGGATTACGAAGGAACTGCAGGTAAAATCAAAAACGATAAGATGGAGGATAAAACTTTCTATCTTTTTTTACTGAGCGCATTTACGCATATGTTTGAAGCAACAAAAACTGGCGGTGCCATTTATGTTTGTCATGCTGATACTGAAGGACTTAACTTTAGAAACGCATTTAAAAACGCTGGCTATAAATTAGCTGAATGTTTAGTTTGGGTTAAGAATGCTTTGGTATTAAGTAGACAAGATTATCACTGGAGACACGAACCAATTCTATATGGTTGGAAAGAAGGCGCAGCGCATTACTTTATTGATGACCGCACTCAAGACACCATATGGGAATATAACAAGCCAAAGAAGAATGAAGAACATCCTACAATGAAACCGCTAGAATTATGTGGTAGGGCTATTAGCAATTCTTCGAAGGTTGGAGAATATGTTCTAGATTTGTTTGGTGGTTCTGGATCAACTATGATTGCAGCTGATCAACTTCAACGAAAGGCATTAATTATGGAGCTTGATGAAAAATATGTTGATGTGATTGTCAAGCGATACATCAGATATAAAGGTTCAACTGAAAACTGCTTCTTAATTAGCAATGGTGAGAAGCTTCCATTAGATAGTATTCCAGAATTTCAAAATAACTCACTATAGTAGCGAATTAACTTGCTATTAAGTGCCTTTAGAGTGATATATGTAGTAACTCATAAAGACAAAGGAGAAAAACAATGTTTACAGAATTCAATGCACATCCAAAAGGACTCAAAACGTCTGACTGTGTTGTAAGAGCAATCTCGACTTCTGGAAATACCGATTACAACGAGTGCAGGCGCGAACTCAATCAACTCAAAAGAGATTGGGGATTTACAGACTATAAAGACACAAAGTTTTTGTACAAGTATTTTGAAGGTTATCCAAGACTTATCTTTAAAGCAATTAAAGGAGAGCCTAGAATCAAAGGGTCAGACTTTACAGAGCTTCATCCAGTAGGAACATACATTTTAAAGATGGCTGGCCATGTTACATGTTGCAAAGATGGAGTTATCTTGGATACTTGGGATTGTAGTTATAGAAGTGTATACACAGCATGGGAGATTACAAAATGAAAACAAACTTTATAAGAAAAGCAACAAGTGATGAACTCATACCACAAGATTCGTTCGTCATTGAAAAGACGATTGTCCTCGACAAAACCTTGTTCGACCGTTTCATTCAGGATCCGCTCAATGATTATGATTTTATCAAAGAAAATGTTGAACTCATGTATTGTGATAAAGACGAAGTATTTCATTGCATCTTTGTGACGTCGGATGAACATGACTTCGGGATAATCGTAGAAAGCTCTGGATATTATTATGCCAGATATGCAGCATATATCCCCAAAAACTATTGTAAATAAACTATATTACATGTTATAATTTCAGCAATAGGAGGGGATATTCATGTTTATAATTTATGATGAAAAAGCAAGGAAAGTTACAGTTCAAGGAAAGAGAGCGGAAGGATTCATTCCGATTATCGAATTTGTTTGTACAACTGACAGATTGAATGTAACATTTGAAGACCATTCTTTCTCTTTAGGGTTAAAAGATATTATTGAATTAGACTTACAAGATGACCTTCCTGAAAAATCTATTAGCTTAGATATCAAGACGAACACAACAAAGATTTATATGGATCATTTCGAGCATAGTACTTTCGTTGAAATTCATGATCCGGATTTAAGAAACGGGAAACACATTATAAAAATAAAAGATGGGTTCTTCATTAGGCTAAACACAATTATTATTAATGGAGAGAATTTTTTCCTTGAACTTCATCAATACATTGAAGGATGTAAATTTTACTGCAAATAGGAGCGATTGCTCCTTTTTTATGAAACATATTTACCAATTTGAATAATAATGGTATAATTAAAGCACCATAAAGAGTGTACGAGAGACTGGCTCATTGACTACACAGCAACCTATCCGTCGGGTAAGGTGCTAAATCCAGAATGATGGCATTTTTTTTATTGGCCTGAAACTCCTCACTCTTATGGAATCATAGAGAAGGAGTTTTTTTGTTATATGAAAAAGCACAAACCACACACAAGTAAAGGGGAATTCAACAAAGTGAAAGTAATAACCAGTGAATCGGTATTTAGCGGACATCCGGATAAGATGTGCGATCAAATTAGCGATGCGATATTGGATGCTATCCTAGAACAAGATCCGAATGCAAGAGTAGCAGTTGAATCAGCTATCAAAGATGATTTGGTTTTTATATTCGGAGAAGTTACAACTTCAGCAACCGTGAACTATAGTAAAATCGCTAGAGATACAATCAAAGAAATTGGCTATGATGAAGAATTTATTGTCATGGAAAAGATATCAAAACAATCACCAGATATCGCTCAAGGAGTCGATGAAACAGGAAGTCACAAACAAGGTGCTGGCGACCAGGGCATGATGTACGGTTATGCTTGTAACGAAACACCAGAACTTATGCCACTTCCAATTGTTGTTGCACATGATATTGCGAAACAGCTAGATTCACTACGCAAGAATAAGTACTCGCATATTTTTGGGCCAGACGGTAAATGCCAAGTATCTGTTAGATACGAAGACAATGAACCAATAGCTTATGAAACGATAATCGTGTCAGCACAGACTAAACCAGGAGTAGAACTCTCTATTGCAAAACAAATTATCATGCATGAAGTTCTCCATCCACTTCTTGGTAAAGATTTATCAAATATCAATGTTTTAATCAATCCTACTGGTGTTTTTGTTATAGGTGGTCCTTTTGGTGATTCCGGATTAACTGGAAGAAAGATAATTGTAGATACTTATGGTGGATACTCAAAGCATGGTGGCGGTGCTTTCTCGGGCAAGGACGTAAGCAAGGTTGATCGTAGTGCGGCTTATTACGCGAGGTATGTAGCAAAAGCCCTTGTGGAGGCAAAATTAGCGGACAGGTGCGAAGTTTGCGTGTCCTATTCAATAGGAGTTGCTGATCCAGTTAGTTTATCAATAGATACATTTGGAACAAGCAAGTTGAATGACGTTGAGCTGCTTGAACTTGTAAAAAGTCATTTTAATTTTACACCATCAAATATAAGAAAAGAACTTGAATTCGAAAAAGTCAAATTCAAGTCCTTAGCTGCTTATGGTCATATTGGTAGAGAAGATCTTCCAGTTCGTTGGGAACATGTAGAAGACAAAGCACAAGAACTTAGAGTTGAGCATGAAAAAACCAAAGGCTCTGCATAATTTCTATAAGTCAGATGTTTGGAAGTTAGCAAGAGAAATCAAAATAATGAATATGAATGGGCGATGCGAGCGATGTGGCGGAATCGGAGTTGAAGTTCATCACATCCAGAGGCTCAATGTGGATAACGTCAAAGATGCATCTGTCAGCATTAATCCAGAGAACCTAGAGTTGCTTTGTAGAGAGTGTCACAACAAAGAGCACAAACGATTCTCTAAAGAAAAACAATTTGATGAAGAGGGTAATTTAATTTCACGATAAACCTCGTTATTATATTACATTTTTGCTATAATTAAAATATAGTGGAGATGATTAATATGGATATGAATGATAACATTTTTGAGGGAATAAGTATAAACGAATTGGTTGACAATATAGTTGATGATAAGTTTGGTGAAGATAATTTAATAGAGTTTGAAGGTAGATCATTTGATAAAGGATCATACAGGATCTTTCTTTTGTCAGACTTAAAAAATAGAATTGGGGAGTTTTTTACAATTGATTTGCTTGCAGATGTAGATGAACAGAGAAAATATTATAACTCCTTGATGGCTGCTAGAAAAAGACGAATTGATAATAAGTTGAACAAAACCCTATCTCTAATAAAGTCAATAATCCTAAAGAGTTCAGAAGTTGGAAAATCTATACATAATACTATAAAAATCGAAAAAAACGATAATTCTGCAATAGTACCTGATGAAGAAATGATTAAATTCGTCCTAATGAAAATACACTCAAGAGCTATGGAAGTATGTGGTGAGATTTTAGTTTTATTGGATTATGGTTTTATTTTAGGAGCTTTGGCTAGATGGAGATCATTGTTTGAATATACGGTCATAGCACAAATACTGATTGATCTTAATGACACTGAAGTGGCATATATGTATTTAAAGCATGATACTGTTTCATACTATAAATCGGCAAATGACCTCTATGCATACGCAAAACATAAAGTGCCCGATTTTAAAGATATTGAGGAAGATTATCTTCAGTTAATAGAAAAATATGGTGAAGGTTATACTAAGAACTATGGATGGTATAAGCCAAACCAAAAAATGGATTTTATAAGTCTTGTTAAGAAACATAAAATGACTACTCTATTAGGTTATTTTAGAGAGTCTAATATGCCGAACCATGGGTCAGCATTTAGGATATTTGAGGGTAATCAAGATATAAAAGAGAAGATTAATAGTTATGAAATTCCAGTACAGAACCTAGTATTATCGATTGGAACATTAAATCAATCTATTCTACAATACTTTATGGGAACGCAAAGAGAACCGTCATTAGGCTTTGTAACATTTATGAATTTCTTTGGAACTGCAATAGAACAAGTTACAAAGTCATTTTTTGAAGAAAGAAAAAAAGTTGATAAGAGTAAACCTTCCTATGAAGAACTCCCCCCCTTCAATAAAGAATAAAGTTGTTAGGGGTACCGTACAGGTGGGCAATTAAAAAACACGAGCCATATTTTTTGAAAATCTGAGATTTAATTTTGAGAAGGTGAAAATGTGCAAGCGTTAGAAGAAAACTATCTAAGAAGCATAATGCAATTAGAGTTTATAACAAAGAAAATTACTGATAGGTACACTCAATTAGAAATTTCTAAAGAAAACTTTGCTCGGATTCATCCTGCATATATAGAGTTGAATATGTCGTTCTATCATCTAGCAATCTTTCAAGCTAGAAAGTTATATGAAGCAAAATTAAGAGATGGTCTTTCAGATGAAGAATGGCAAAAGTTGAGAACATTTCGACATGAAGTTACACATGCTCGTGATCCAGAATCAAAGGATATAAAAAAGATTGGTGACCTAAATGAAGAGTTGATACCGTTGTTAAATAAGTTAACTCAAACAATCTATAAGAAGTACAACTTAGATAATAATGTTGAATATCAGCAATTTGTAAATACATATTTTGAGGATTTAAACAAGCTATGAAAATAGAACAAGAATACAAGCGATTAAAGTCGCTTTTTTCTTTGGTTGATGAATCAAAGACAGAGTTAGTTGACAACCTAATTAATCAAGCTGCATTTATGAAAGTGGAACTTGATAAGTTACAAGAGCAAATTAGAAAGCATGGTGCTATCCAGATATCAATCAAAGGAACGCAACGACAAACCGAAGCAGCCAAGTATTATACAAAACTTGTGAATTCTTATGGAACTGTTATTAAAACACTAAATACAATTCTTGGTACACAAGTAGATGATGGAGATGATGCATTTGATGAATTTCTTAAGAGAGCAAATGAATGAATTATTTAATCGAATACTACAATGAAATTGAAAAAGGAAACATCATAGCTGGAGAAGAACTTAAGACTCAATTAAATCAACTCATACGTGATTTGGATAATCCGGAATACATCTTTGATGAGAAACCAGGCAATTTAAGAATCGATTTCATTGAAACCTTTTGTAAACACACGAAATCTCCATTCAACAGTTTGCCATTTATTCTTGAACTTTGGGAGAAGGCATTAATTCAAACAGCATATGGATTCAAGATGGCTGATACTGGATTACGAAGATTCAATGAAGTAATTTTACTAATCGCAAGAAAAAATGGTAAGACTACATTTGTTGCAGGTATCGATTTAGCTGAATTCTTTCTATCAAGTGGTGGTGTTGATATTGTTTGTGCTTCTAATACAACAGAACAAGCGAACATCCTTTTTGAAGAGATAAACAATATGAGAGAACAATCTCCTGCCTTATCAAAAGAAACCAGAAGCAAGAAGAATATTTTTCACATCTATTCTCCAAAAACAAAAAATAAGATAAAGAAACTATCAGCTCAATCAAGAAACAAAGACGGATATAACATTGAAGTAGGGTGTATTGACGAAGTGCATGAAATGACCGATTCAAAAGTTTATGATGCGATCAAGCAATCTCAATCAACCAAGAAAGAACCACTCATATTTATCATAACCACTGAAGGAACAACCATCGGTGGTTTTTTAGATAGCAAACTAGACTATGCTAGAAAGATGTTGAAAGGTGAAATCCAAGATGAAAGAGTACTAGCTTGGTTATATACTCAAGACTCAACTAAAGAAATCTATGAAGATACTTTGACTTGGCAAAAATCAAATCCAAGTATTGGTGTAGTTAAAACTCCTTCATACTTAGAAGATGTCATGAATAAATCTAAACATGATTTATCGACAAGAGTGACGATGCTTTGTAAGGATTTCAATATCAAACAAGCAGACTCTGGTTCTTGGTTATCGTTTGAAGATTTAAATAATGAAGATGCTTATACAATTGATGAGTTAAGAGATTCTTATGCAATTGGTGGTGTGGATCTATCTTCAACAACCGATCTAACTGCAGCAGTCCTAGTGATTCAAAAAAGAGATAGCAACAAAAAGTATGTAATTCCACATTTCTTTATGCCAAGCGAAGTTGTAGAGAAAAGAATAAAGGAAGATAATTTTCCATATGATATTTGGATCAAGAAAGGTTTTGTGACGTTAACTGAAGGAAATCAAAACGACTTTAGTTTGGTTACTCAATGGTTCATGAAGATGATTCAAACATATGGCATTAGACCTTTATGGGTAGGATATGATCCCTGGAATTCACAGTATTGGATTAAAGAAATGGAAGACTTAGGATTCAATATGGGTAAAGTTAGGCAAGGAATCTATTCATTATCTGAACCGATGAAAATCTTGGAAGCGGATTTAAAAAACAACTTAGTGAATTACAACAACAATCCAATCATGAAATGGTGTTTGTCTAATACACAAGCTAAGGTTGATTTAAATGGAAATATTCAACCATCAAAGCTAAACTCGAAATACAAACGCATTGATGGTACAGTTGCCTTAATCATTGCTTATGTTATTTTGAATAGATTTAAAACTGATTATGAGAATATGATATAGGTAAAAATGGTTACGGTGTTTTCTGCTGTAATACAAAAAATTCAAGGAAAATTTTTTTTATTTGAAGTTAAATTCCTTATAAAAACAAAAAAAGCCATCAATAACGATGGCAAATAAAATATGTGTAAACTGAAATTATAAATATGGGTCTTTAGTATAACTTTTACATGTTGCTGAAAGACCAACTATATTACCACTATAAGTTTTCATGCATGGTGCTTTTGAATCTACCTCAACTACTTTTCCAAACATTATCAGTTTTTTTTTAGATTGATAATATTTACATGTTGCACACTTTTTCAGATTGACTACTAATTTACTTTTCATACTGAATCCCTCTTATATAGATTTAAATATACATACTGGGTAGTCTTAAATTATGAAACTAATATCAACTATAATAATCCATTATGAATTTTTGAATAGTTGGATTTTCAAAAAAAATGTATGGTGATTTGTATCCGTCTAATACTAAGTTCTCATTAAAAGCAAGGAGAAAAATTTGCGGAATATCAAGCGGTCTTTGAACGTCATCATATTTGTTGCATATAGTGGCAGCTAAATCACACAAAACGTTGATACACTCATCGTTTTTATACTTGAAATCCATATTTATTGCATATGATTTTAAATCTTTCGCATTGTGGACAATTGATGCAGAATCATTCAGAAAACTCATTTTATGAATAAGGTTATATGCTACAACTGGAACGGAGCATGAGTTCAATAAATCAGCCAAATTATCAACATTTGTACCAGTGAATCCAGAAGCCTTTTTAGATTTGCTTCGTCTCCTCAAAATAAAATATCCAATTAGCATTACAACCATAACAGAACCAGCAATTAGTTTTACTTGCGTAGTTTCACCAGATGATAGCCCACCAATCAGAATTAAAATTATCAGCCAAAAGAATATATTGAAGATTAATTTACGTGATCTTTTCACATTGGTCACCTCCTTCCAAAATATATTTAATTGTTACATTATAAGTATTATCCTGTCTATTAATAACAAAATATTATAATAAGATTATTCAACAAAAATTAAAGCAAGATCAAATTTATCACTATCATAATCAAAATCTACTTGCCAATTTATATGATAATCAAGATAATTTGTTTTAATTGATACTGTATCAGTTATTGTTTCTACATCAGCTTTTAATAAATCTATACTTGATTTTATATAAATTATAATTCTGCTTGAATGTATAATTAATGATTCGTCTATAGAAATGTAATCTAGTTTATCAAGTTCAAATCTACTTAACAATTTAAAGTCGACAATGCAATGTATATACTCGATATCTTTATAATAAGATTTGTCAATTCTTTGTAAAGATGGTTTGTCAATTTCACATAATATATTTGAGATTTCATCCTTGCTAGTTATAATATTCATTTTGATCGGTTTCCTTATCAAGACACTTATCAATTTCTACAATATGCCTATGTTTATTATTAAAATTATAACATTTACTTTTCAGTATGTAAAGGAGGGGATTATAACATGTCCTTTTTAAAACGAAAAAGCAAAACTGGATCATTTGATGCTCTACAGTTAATAAGTAATTTAAACACTTTCTACACACCATTTGGAACTAACATTTCAAAGAGTGATGTGGTGAAGATATGTATTGATCGAGTGGCTAGCCAATGTGCTAAACTCAAACCGAGATACATCAAAACTGAATCAGATAAGACAGTTACCGAGAAAAGTGGTAAACTGTCTTTTCTTTTAAAACATCACCCAAACCCACTTATGACTCCGTACAACTTTGTATATAAGATTGTCACATTGCTATTGCTGAATGATAACGTATTTATCTATCCGATGTTTGATTCGCAAAACGGAAGTATCAAAGCACTCTATCCACTAAGACCAATTCTTGCTGAAGCATTGGTTGATAATCAGGACTCATTTTATATCAAGTTCTATTTTGATGATGGTAGACAATTCACATTACCCTATGAAAATGTCATCCACTTAAGAAAATACTTCGGTTCGAATGATATCTTTGGTGGAACTGGATCAAGTGGTGATCATGAAGCAATCTTAAAAACAATATCAATCAATGAGAATGTTCTACAGGGTATTGAGAATGCAGTCAAATCATCTATGCAAATCAAAGGGATCATCAAGATGAATGGCATGCTATCAGAAGTGGATAAAAAGAAACAACGCGAACTATTCGATATCGCACTAAATGATTCAATATCAACAAAAGGTAGTTCAATTATTCCTATTGATCTAAAGTCGGAATATGTACCTTTAAGAGTAGATCCAAAATTGATTGATAAAGAAACACTCGAGTTCTTACAATCAAAGATTTTGGACTATTTTGGAGTATCTGCGCCGATATTTGCGAACAAATATACTGAAGAGGATTTTAACTCTTTTTATGAATCAACGATTGAGCCTCTAGCGATTCAACTATCAGAGGCTTTTTCTTTGGGATTACTCACCGAAAACGAATTGTCTCGTGGTGAGGAGATTATTTTTTATAGTGAGCGATTGCAGTATGCAAGTTGGAATACAAAAGTGAGTGCCATCGAAAAACTGATGAGCCTAGGGATCATGACCTTAAATGAATCCAGAGCATTACTCGGACTAGAACCCATTGAAGGGGGAAACAAGAGACTGCAATCTCTCAACTTTGTGGATGCAGATAAGGCCAATATTTATCAAGTAGGAGAGGAAATGAAAAAAAATGAAAGTAACAGTTAATGGAACGATTTCTAAAGATGCACTCAAAGTCATCTTAGAAACGCAGAAAGAAAAAACAAAAATCATCGATGAGTTTTGTAAAGAAAACAAATTCACGCAATTTTGTTACAAGGATTCAGAACTAGAGTATTCGCTTGATAAACAAATCAAAGCGAAAGTGGAGGTCAGAACTAATGATTAAAGAGACTAGGCTAGCTGACGTTAAATTTGAAGAAACCGAAGGTAAGATGACCCTAGAAGGTTATGCTATTGTTTTTAATCAAGAAACCATCATTGGAGATGAAGCATATGGCTTTACAGAAGAAATCGATCGGAATGCGCTTCAAGATACCTTAATGAAAGATGTACCGATGAAGTATAACCACATGGATTCCTTTCTGATTATCGCAAGAACCAAAAACAAGTCATTATCGCTATCTGTAGATAATATTGGATTGAAAGTTCGTGCTGAACTATTAGATACCAATTCAAACCAGGATATCTATAAAATGGTCCAAAGTGGACTCTTAGATAAAATGAGTTTTGCTTTTACGGTTGATGAACAAACATGGAATCGTGAAGGAAAAATTCCAAAGAGGATTATAACAAAAATATCTAGGTTGTATGATGTCTCGGTAGTGAATACTCCGGCATATGATTCAACTAGTATATACGCTCGTTCTTTAGAATCCATGGAGTTGGAACTAAAGGCTATGGATGTAGCTGAGCAGGAAGAACACGTCATTACATTGAAACACCGTATCAAAATAAAAACAAAATATTAATCGTGGAGGATTAAACAATGAATTTAGAAAAAAGACGTAAAGAAATTGAAGTCAGACTTACTGAAATCCGTAATCTTGTAGAAGCGGAAACGGATGTTGCCAAACTTGAAGCATTTGACACTGAATGTACAGGTCTTCAAGAAGAAAGATCTATGATTGAACGTAAAATGTCAATTGCAAGCAAAGTAGAAATCAAACCTATTGTTATTGATACAAGAACAGATGTAACAAAAGAGGTTCTTGAACTCAGAGGTAAGAGTCTAAAAGAAAATCGTGTGATTCAAGTATCAAGCACGGATGTTCTATTACCAGAAACTGTTGCAGGATCTTTAGCACCCGTACCATACGCTCAAGTATCTGGACTTGTTGACAAAGTCAATGTTGTAAATTTAAACGGTGGAGAGACCTACAAGAAATCATTTGTCAAAGGCAATGGCATTGCTGGAACGACTCTTGAAGGTGCAGCTTATACTGAAACGGAACCTGCGTTTGGTTATGTAACCATCACCAAAGTCAAAGTAACTGCTTATACAGAAATTACTGAAGAACTAGAAAAGCTTCCAAGTATTCCATATCAAGCAGAAGTACTCAAAAACATCAACGTATCGCTTAAGAAAAAAATCTCTGAACAAATTTTAAGAGGTGCAGGAACTTCGAATACTTTCACAGGTATCTTTTGTGATACAGCAGTTGCACTTGCCGATTCAACACCTATTGAATTAGCTGCAATCACCGATTCAACCTTAGATGACATTATCTTTGCTTATGGTGGCGATGAAGAAGTCGAAGGCGGAGCAATCCTTATTTTGAACAAGAACGATCTGCGTGCATTTGCAGGACTTCGTACTTCTGAAGGACGCAAGGTTCATACGGTTGACTATATCAGTCAAACAATTGATGGCATTCCTTATGTGATCAACTCACATTGTAAAGCGATCTCTGATGCTGCAACTATTGCAGGAGAATATGCAATTGCATATGGTGCACTCAAAAATTATGAAGTTCCAGTTTTCTCTCCTGTAGAAATCAGCAAATCAACAGACTACAAATTTAAAGACGGCATCATCTGCTATAAAGCATCCGTATTCACAGGCGGAAATGTTGTCGGTTACAACGGATTCTTAAGAATCAAGAAAAAAGCAGCAGCTTAAGTAGCTGCATAAGATAAGGCGGATAATTATGGCGATACTTGATATAGTTAAAAAGGGATTATTAATCCCGCTTACTGAAACCTATGCAGATGATGAACTTTCCTCACACATTGAAGCTTGCAAAGAACTATTGAAATCTGTTGGAGTAGATGAGACTGTGGTTTCTTCGAATGTGAATCCAATTGTTGATTCATTAATTCTCATTTACTGCAAGACTTTCTTCGGGTTCAAGAATGATGGTAGTGTAAAAGAGCTCCCTAAGAGTTTTGATATGCTACTCACTCAACTCGCATTAACAAAAGGAATTCAAGCCAATGTTTCCTAGTTCACCTAACATCCGCTTTATTTTGCTTAAACTTAATACGATTCAAGATTCTATCGGAAACAAACAGTTTATGTTATTAAACTCCAAAGAAGTGATAGGGATTAATCTCTCGATCACTTCTAAAGAGTATTACGACAGCAAGAAACAAGACATCAGAATTGATGTTGCATTAAAGATACAAAGTTTTTTGTATGATAATAGCAAGCATGCAATCATTGAAGATACAATCTATAAAATAGAGCGAACTTATCTGAATGGACAATTCATTGAGCTTTATCTAGTTGAAACGAAAATGAAACTAGGTGATATCATTGGTTAACTTGGATGAGTTGGGACTTCGGATTTCGGAACTAGTTGAAGAATATACAGATAATATCATATTGAAAATGGGAAAAGTACTTGATGAAACAGCAGAAAAGGCTTTAGCATACATCAAATCGAATGCACCAAGGAGTGGAAGGACAGATAGTTTTGCGGACTCATTTGTCGCAGTTCCACATGGAGAAGGCATCAATAAAACAATAACTATCTACTCAGAAAAAAAAGGGAGACTGACTCATTTGCTTGAATTTGGATTTACACACCGAAGCGGTAAGTTTGTATCCCCTAAACCTTTTATGAGGCCAGCTTTTGATACTTTCACTCCTGAAATGCTTTCTGATATTATAAAAATTATTGAAAGTGGTGGAAACTAATGCCAACAACACTGGAAAAGATTTACCAATTACTAAATGAGGTTCTTCCTGGCAAAGTGTCCTATGGAACTAACATCATAGATGCTTTAGCCAACGATGTATTGCCTTTTATCGTCTATCAGGAAATCAGCGATCGTGCGACTACATACGCAGATAATGTATCGGTTCTAAGGATTGTGACGATACAAATTACCCTCGTCACAGAAAAGAAAGATCCATTACTTGAAAGCAGATTAGAAGAAGCATTGTATTTGGCAGGCTTTAATTATCAAATGGTTACAGAATATTTAAATGATGACAACTCGGTCAATCGAGTCTATGAAATTAAATTGGAGGAATAAGAAATGAATAACAAGATTACATTTGGTCTAACTAATGTCCATTACTCCCTAGCAACGCAGGACGCGGATGGGACATGGACTTTCACATTACCTAAAAGGCTCATTGGAGCTCAAGAAATCACCACTGAAGCAATCGGTGGAAGCACTCAAGTTTATGCAGATGATAAAGTTATTGCAACACTAGTCTCTAATTCAGGAACAACTGTATCACTTAAGTTTACCGAAATTGATGATGAATTTAAAAAAGATATCTTTGGTTTTAAAACCGATACAAACGGAAATTATGTTGAAGTGATCAACAGTGAAACAAAGACATTTGCATTGGGTTATGAAATTCAAGGTGATTCAAAAGCCAGACGTATTTGGTATTATCTTTGTACAGCGACTCCTTCAGGAGATGCAAGCAAATCAAAAGCAGATTCGATTGAAGCAAATTCAATCTCGCTGTCTATTACAGCCAGACCGATTGAATCCGGAGATAACCTGGTAATTAGAGTAATTGCGTCAGTTGGAGACACAAACTATACAACTTTCCTAACAACTGCACCGGCATTGCCAACATTTATTTAGGAGTTGGAATATGGAAAAAACACTAAAATTGGGCGAGAAGGAGTACAAACTCCACTCGTCTTTATTTACCATAATTGATTACCGTAATGTATTTGGAACTGAACTATTCAGTGATATCAAGAAACTCGAAAAGAGTAACAATATCAAAGAAGAAGATTTCTCTGCGGTGATTGATACTATATTCCGGATAATCTATGTTCTACACAGGCCATTTAGTAAAACATCATATAACGATTTTTTGATGTCACTAGATTTTTCAATATTGAGCAATCCAGAAGAATTGCAACTATTATCTTCAACAATTGCAGAGATGTTAGGAACACTTACAAAAGGTCAATTGCCTTCCCCACAGTTCAAAGGATGAGTCCGAGTTTGGTGCAACAGCAAACATAATCTTTAACTTGGCTCATCTAGGACTTTCTATAGAAGATTCAAAGTATTTTGATATAAATACATATTTGCAAATTGTGGAACTCGAAATGCAAGTTATAGGTGGTAAGAGCGGAACCAAAAAGGCATCCCAATCAGACATTGATGCTTTTTTAATCTAATGAAGGAGGTGTGATTGATGGCAGAAACGGTCAAAGGACTTAATATAAAACTTAGCCTTGATGGTAGAGATCTTGAAAACGAGCTTAAAGAGATACAGTCAGATTTAAAAGAACAACAAAAAGATCTCAAAGCAATCAACACAAATCTGAAGTATGATAGCTCGAATGTGGAAAAGTGGAAAACTAAGCAATCTAAACTGAATGACATCCTTCAAACCACAAAAAAGAAACTTGAAACTCAAAACCTTGAACTTGAGAAAGCTAAACAAGCAGTTAAAATAGGTGACATGAGCGAGACTGAATTCAACAAACTTGCTCGCAACGTATCTTATACAGAAGCGGAAGTATCCAAGCTTAATAACGAACTCAAAAACACCCGAGGGAAGATTACTGAACTTGGAAATGCAAACTTTGAGAAGATAGGAAAACTTGGTAGCACTTTAACAAAGTCGATAACACTGCCAATTTTAGGTGCTATATCAGCTCTATCTGGATTAGCTGTAAAGACAGCAATCACTGCCGATGAAATTGGCGATTCAGCCTCTAAAATCGGCCTCAGTGCTGAGAGTTTACAAGAATGGAACTACGTTGCAAGAATCTCCGGAAGTTCCACAGAAAGCCTAAATAAAGCCTTTGTGAAGGTCAACGGCATCCTTGGTGATATTGCTACCGGTAATGGAGACAAGGTATCAGAAAGCCTAGCTATAATTGGACTAACAGTCGATGATCTTAAAGGCAAAAAAGCTGATGAGGCATTTGATACTATTAGAGATGCTTTAGCTGGGGTAAAAGACGAAGCTATTAGAGTTGGGGTGGCCAACGAGTTCTTTGGTGAAAAAATAGGAACTGAGATTATACCGATTCTTTCTAGTGAAAAGACAGCTATTTCTAACTTAAGACAAGAAGCCAGGGAATTAGGAATCATCACCAATGAGCAAGCACAAGTTGCTGGCAATTTTACAGATTCACTAGACCAGACCAAACAAGCATTATCAAGTCTTGCAATGAATATATCGATGACAGTACTTCCCATTTTACAAACACTGCTTCAAAAAGTGCGAGATGAAATTATTCCAACAATTAAAAGTTGGATTGATAAATGGATTAACTTAGATGATAACACAAAAAAGATCATCATCACTTTAGGTGCTGTGGTTGCTGCTGTAGGACCTGTGCTATCCATTGTAGGAAAAGTGGGACCTTTATTAAATATGGTTTCGATGGTTTTAAAAGGTGTTGGAACATCCGGATTGTTTGCAGGTACAGGTATCAACTTTGCTACACTTGGTATTGGTGCACTAATTGCAATACTTGCTATGGCTTTATTTCAAAGTGAAGATTTTCGTGCATTACTTGCTAGATTAGGTGAGACACTCATGCAATTGTTACCACCAATCATGCAGATAGTAGATAGCCTAATGACGGCATTATCTCCGATTCTTGATGTTATCATTGAACTTGTCGTTATGCTTGTTGATATGCTTGTTCCGATCATTGATATCATCCTCCAACCACTCTTGATGCAAATTGGATTTATTGCAGAAATTCTCGAGTTAGTAGCTCCGCTTCTTGAAGTGATTGGGAATGTTCTCCAAGCAATTCTCGTGCCTGCAATCAAAGTATTACAAAAAGTGCTTGAACCGGTTATGGCTGTTGTACAAAAGATTGTCGAGTTTTTATCGACAATTTTTGCTTGGATTGGCGATCTTGGACCTAAGATGACAGCCATAACTGGTAATTTTGGAGACATGATTGGAAATATCACAGGAAACATAAAAGGCTTTGCATCAAATATTGCTTCAGGAATAGGTAATTTTGTCGGGAACGCAGCTGATAAAGTGGGTGGATTTTTTAACAATATTGGTAGTTGGTTTGGTGATGCCTTCAATTTGAAAAAAGCTCAAACCGTTTCGAATAACACAAATAACACTTCCTCAAGTTTAGCCACCACCAACAATATCACAATAAATACAACTTCACCGACATTTGATATTGATTCTATCAATCGAGCATTAGGCGGAAATGTAATATGATAAGAAGACTATATTTAGAAAACGTCTATGGAACCAGGTTCCACTTTAATTACCAAAGCGGAGTGTTGATAAGTATGCTAAGTGGACTTGGATTTTCAAATGAGTATACTTACTTGAAATATGAAAACCAATATGATCAAGTCGAAAGAGTTATTCCCCTAACAGAAATAAGCGCAATGCTTACGTTTTTGAAAGGTTATCTAGGTTACAAGTGTTTTTTGGATTATATACAGCAAAATGAACAAAATCTAAAATTACATTATCAAACCATTGAAACAGCGTTTTGTTATATCGATATCAAATCACTTAGTAAAAGCGCGCTTATCGGTGGCGCGCTTCAAAGTGAGATTAGCTTTAATAAAAAATCATTATGGTTAAAAGAAAAAGCAATTTCAATAGATGTCAACACTGATTGTTTCGGAAAAGTATTTCCATACAGTTACCCATTTATTTACTCAAGCGCTTATGAAGGAAAAGTATCAATCGCTAACAAAGGTATTGTAAAAGCGCCTCTGAAAATCGAAATGTATGGGGCTGTTGATAATCCGGAAGTAAATATCTTAAAAAACGGGGAAATTGTCTCATCACTAAAACTCAACGTGTCAAGTTTAGATTGCGCGATTACAGTATCTTCGAATCCAACGATTCAATATATGTCAATGAATGAAGCTGGAAATATAACAAATATATACCAAGATCAAGATTTCACATGTGACAATTTTCTGTTTTTAGGTGTAGGAGAATATGAAATTGAATATAAACCAGGCGTAAGCACTCTGACAAGTTGTCGGATTACAATTCTAGAAGGATATTTAGGAAATTAGTATGCAATTGATATTCTTGGACAGAAAGACCTTGGCTTACAAAGACAATGGATTTGTTGAAAACACATTTGAAATCAATCTTGATTTAGTTATTCATCAAAAATCGTCATTTACAGTAAATAAACGAAATATAAACACCAATATCGGGGATATAGTCGCGCTAAAAGATATGAGCTTTTTTTATCTAGGCATCATTGAAAGTATCGAATTAGCTGATGTTTATACGGCGTGCATTCAGGTTGTAGACATATGCGATATTTTCAATATTGAAGTGCCGGTTGTTAGTTATACTGGAGATCTTGCATTATATCTTGAAAATCTTATTAGCACCTTCTTCATCAATTCAAACGACACACTTCAAAACCTGCCATACTTATCAATCACAAGAGAAACATGTGTAATAGGCGAGTTAATATTTGAACCAGATAAGATTATGGCAATATCTAGTGTAATTGAATTAATCTCAAAATCCTATGGAGTGAACTTGAAACCCGAAGTTGTTTTTCTAAGAGGGAGAATTATCGGTATCAAGATTCGAATTGTCGAGGTGCAAAGAGGAATAAAAATAAAAAGTAATTTGTCATCAATTATGGATTTAGTTGTGAATGACAGTTCAAGCCCGGTAATCAATAAAGTAATTTATTATCCAAAATTAGAAAACATTACCTCTAAAACAACTCAGAAATATTATCTGTTAACAACCGGAGAAATCTCACAAAATGCAACAAGTGAGTTTCGATATCAGACAGTTAAAATGAAATCAATCAGCTATTCTGATGCTGATTTTTTGCAGCTATTAACGAAAGCAAAAAACGAAATGATTAGCTCAAAGCTGGATCATAATATTTCGTTTAATTTAAAAACTGAAAACAACGTGATTAAGCCGCTAGAAAACTTAAATTTAGGGGATTTTGTTGAATTCATAAAAGAAGATGTTATCTACGATACTGTAGTAACCGGTATAAAATTTAAAGATGGATTTTATCAAGCAAGCATTACTTTGGGTGAGTATCGTATCAGACTGACCGAGAAAATTCAATTACTCAATAAAAGTGTCAATACTGCAATTAGTAATATTTCCGTAATAAGTGGTGGAAGCACAGATTTGGATGGAGGAGAGTATTAATGGGAATACAAAAGATAACATTTGATGGTGCAAATGTAACATCGAAAATCGATGCTGATTTGTATCATTTTTTATTTTCAAATGAAGTTGGCATTTTATTTGGTTTAAAAAACACTGTAAGTTATTCACTTGCAAATAATATCGTCACATTTCAAGATGGATATATTGGAATATATGGCAGAATTATTTATATTGAGAACGGGACTCAAATAACAATTACTCCGGACTCGGTCAAAAACGGATTTGTTGTTCTTGGAGTCAACACAGAAGACAATTCTGTTTCGCTGTATCTAAGAGAACAAGCATCTGGTTATCCGACCTTGTCAAAAACAAATCTTGTGACATCAAATGGGTTATGCGAACTTGCATTGTGCGCCTACACAAAAACGGCAACGTCAATAACATTAAATGCATCCTTTACCAGGGAAATAATAACGAGTTCAAAAGAACGAACAAATTTTATCGAAGCTAGTATCTATGCTAATTTTAAACCGGTGCGTGTTCCTGTAACCACAGTAACCAACGGAACTTATAGATTTAGTGGATATGATTCGAACCAACTTGAAAATGCATTGATGCTTGTAGTTGTAAACTATAACAATATCGTATCCGTTCCTGGCACAATTTTATTTCATGAGTCCGGTTCGGCCGCCTCTGTTAATTATCGATATGGAAATAGTGATTACTCATTATTTATCACATATAATGACAGCATCGTAACCTTGATTTGTGGATCAACCATCCAAAGAGTTACATCAGTAATTATCTTTAAATAGAAAGAAGGAGAACCCATGGCAACAATTCAAATAAAAAGAAGAACAACCGCAGGTACGGGACCACTTATTGGATCAGTGGGAACAGTTAAGGCCGGAGAGCCGTTAATCGATTTTAATGGCGAGCATTTATATATTGCAAAAGCAGATAAGGTCGCGAGTGTAGGCACTCCATTAGCGACAGTGGATTATTTAGAGATTCCATCTACCGGAAAAGTAAATACGCAAATTGATGCAAAGATCACTGCGATCGGACTTGGAAGTGCTTCAACAAAAAACACCGGTACTGAGTCTGGGAATGTGCCTGTTTTGGACGCTTCAGGCAAATTGGTCGACTCAGTAATTCCCAAAGTTGCCATAACAAATACCTTTGTGGTCGCAAGTCAAACTGCGATGCTTGCATTATCAACGGCACAAGAAGGTGACGTGGCTGTAAGAACCGATATAAATAAATCATTTATTCTTAAGACTACAGGTTATTCAACGCTGGCAAATTGGCAAGAGTTATTATCACCTACAGATGCCGTTCAAAGTGTGAATGGGAAAACAGGAACTGTTACTATTAATTTGAGCGAACTTGGTGGGACAGCGGCAATTGATTTTGTGGATCACGCACAAAGTGATGTGCATCTTTCAGAAAATCAAAAAGAAATCATTGCCAACACAAATAATTCGCACATTATGACAGATGTTGGCCTCTCATATGTCATTATGAAATCTGCATGGGATGCGCTAGTAGTGCCGGATGGATTGAAACTATTCAACAGTTTAAACACTAACTACAGCCCTAATATCGTTCAATACTATTTGGGGATTGATAATACAAAAGTGTTACAGCCGTCTTCTGTTATTGATGGTGGGACCTATTAATAATGGCTACTATTTGTGTTAAGCGAGGAACAACAGCACCCACAACATCAAATTTAACTCATATTGGTGAATTGGCATATGATTACAACAATAATCATCTTTACGCTAGAAGTTCAGCATCGGTAGTTAAAATCGGAGGAGAGCTGGAAAAAGTTTTCAGTTATGAAGGTTCAGCATATTATTACAGTTTAGTGTATCCTTTTGATCCGAGCTATATCTATAAAGTGCACGTCATTGCCTCGACTTATGGTACTGCCTCAGACACTTCGAATACTTATCTATACTATAAAACCTCGAGTTTATCTAATCTTTACGGATCCAACTTAAATATTAAGCACACCGATTCAGACAGTGGAGTAACGATTTTTTCTGTTAAAAATGTCACAAGTCAGAATATAAATGATGCGTTTAATACAAGCGTTACTCTGACAAGCGGAATATCAAAAGTAATTGTTTTCGAAATTTCTCCAACTTTTAATAACGGATTAATGGATAGTGTTCAATGGGTTTCAACAGGAAGATCAATTGCAACGGTTTCTGGTCAATCAGATGCTTCTATATGTGTTTCTGACTTTGTTCATGTCGTATATGGCCCCTTAGGAGCTTTATATATAAATCCAGGATTAAATTCAGGATCACCTGATTCAATAGCAATAACAATATATCGGACAAAAAGAAAGTAGGAAAAAAATGGCCATTATAAAAGAATTAAATTCAAGTTATGGGTGTTTAATTGCATACCATCGAATCACATCTATTAATATTCATTATCAAGCAAAAAAAATTGTGCTGTGTGTTGCATCTTATCTATCAAAAGAAACAAGAGCAAATCAAATGGAACCTCTAGAAGAGATCGATATTGAAGTTCCGATTTCTGACTTTTCCATATTTAAAAATACTAATGTCATCGAAACGGGCTATATCTGGCTTAAAAATAATGTGATTGGATTCGAAGATTCAGTTGATGATTTTGATGTATTATCAAGTGAAATTCATCCGGTTCAAGAACTGCTTGAAGTTGATGAATAATGGAATTTAAGTATTCTAAAAATCAAATTATCGAAATTATCAAAGAAATGTTTCCGAAACAGAAAATCATGTTTGCCTATTTTTGTGGTTCAATAGCTTATCATACATTTGATGAAACGAGCGATATTGATGTCTCTGTTATTATAGATGATTTTTCAGGATCCATTCATATGGAAGCCGATGGCATTGATTTTTTTGCCTATGGAATAGATTGTTATTTAGGAAAACAACAACTCAAGCCAGAGATTCCAAACTACTACAAAATGCATATTGACGACGTTATAGAAATCGACAAGAACTTAATCTATCTTAATAGGGAATATTGTGAAGCCTTTAATGCATATAAAACCATTGATTGGAAAAATGGTTTAGGTGGGTTCTTAGATTCATTCACGTCGTTTCATGACTCCAGAATGGAAAAGACAGGAACTCTATCAAAGCGTTTATATCATGTGTTTCGAATAAGGGGAATGTTAGACCACTATGATGAATCAGGGTGCTTTGAACATATAGTCAAAGAACCATGGAAAAGTTTCATGCTCGATTATAAGAAAAATTGGAATAATCCATCCGCTGGGAAATATCGGACATTAATATGCGAACAATTGGAGTATATCAAACAATATTCAGAAAGGACTCGAGATTATGAACTGGGATAATCTTTTACATTTATTTAGAATGGAAAACTTAATTTATTGGATTGTGACTATGGTAGTAGTCATTCTAACCACTATCAAACAATTTAACAGACAAGACAAAAACAATAAATCAAATAATGATGAAATCATGGTTAATTTACAAAGAATTGAAAAGCAAAATGTAAAAATGATTAACCTGCTTGAATTACATTCACAAGACATCAAAACATTAAAAAAGGATGTCAATGTTTTAGAACATCGGGTATCCAGATTGGAAGATTCGCATGTCAATATCTATAAACACTTAGGAGGAAAAGAAAATGACAACACTTGA